TAATTACCCGATACATAGAATCAGCAAATTCCTTCATTTTATTAACATTATTAGAAATCCCTGCGTCATCTACCATCCTAGCAAAGTTATAAGCCGTTTGATTTGCGGATGCAGACTTACCCATCCCAACTTCTACCTCTGCCAAATAAGTAGCTTCTGGCGCAGTTTTCATCAAACTGCTATAAGAAAGACCGGCGTGGGCAAGTTCAAGATTGATTCCCATTAAATCTGATTTAGAAAAGAGGGTTTTCATTGACAGATCTTGAGCTTGCTTTTCAATCGCCTGGATCTGCTTTGAATCTGTCTTATATCCATATATCCCGCCTAATTGGATATCTTGCATCTGGATTTGACCAGCCTTTTCTGCAAGGCCAGTTAACGCTTTTAATCCTCCGGCGCCAGCTGCAATCATTGCCATGCCTGTCAGTATATCTTTTTTACCCTTACTCATTTGTTCCGTTAATTTATTAGATTTCTGTTGGACTTCAACAAGTCTCATATAGCTTTGTTCAAGCTGGTCAATTTCACTTCTTGCCATGCCGATGGATTTTAAGTCTTTTGCAATCTTAGCAAATTCATTTCTGGCACCCATTTTCTGTAATGAGGACGAAATTCGATCAATATCCGCGCTACTTTTTCCTAACATCTTCATAGCACTTTTGATATCATTTATATTTTTTTGAGCAGAGGCCATTTCACGTGCCATGTTTCTCATTGGTCCTGTGAAGTGGTCCAAAGCACTGATAACCACGCCTAATTCAAATACCTGCTCCATTCCCATATCCTCACCACCTTTTTAGGGCAATAAAAAAAGACCATTGCTGGTCTTTAATTTGTTTTATTGTTTTATCCCAACTTTTATTTGAGCATCCAATAAATTTTTTGTTGCATCGTTCATGAATTTCTGGGCTTCATTCATATTATCTTTGTAACTTTGCATTTCACTAGGTTTTTGATCATCAAAATATTTAAGTAGGCTATCCATCCCTTTTGTTCGCATGTAATAAGCTGTTGAAAGATCTTGTGTAGCCTCGTTTAATAAATTTGCAATGTCATCAGGAAAGCCATCTGGTGAAGACATGCCGCCAAAATCTAGGTGCAATTGTTCGTATTGTTTATTTAAAGCATTAGCTGCACCATATACATCATTAATATCTGCTTGATTATTCATTGCCTTTTTATAAATTTCTTCAAAGTTTTTTGCAGCATCATTAACTGGTTGTTCTTTCTGATCAATTTTTGTCAAAAACTTTTTAAAGGATTTTTGTTGTTCTGATTTTGACATTACTTCAGAACTACATCCGGAAAACATAAAACTGCCAACAATAATTAAAACAATAATAGAAAAATAACGCATGATGTTACCCCCCCATATTTTTTCACTTAACAATATAGCATGAAAATAATGGGGATATAAACAACTTTTTCAAAAAAATAGGTACATAGAATAATGAATATCTAATTATTTTTTTCTTGAGCTTCCTTAAAGAGTTCTAGTGCTGCTTTCCTCATAGCGGATGTCCATGTTTTGGATTCATTAAACGGAATATGATATGAAGCAAGGGAGAGGCACTCTACGAATGCCTCTGATTTTTTCAGGGCGTCAATGCGCCCTCTTAATCGTTTCCCTCATCATCGCCATTCAATCGGTCATACAAGGCTCTAATTTTGTTCCAATCTTTTGCTTTAAAACTAGCAGCAAAATCTCGGTAAGCCCCGAATCCGCGCATTGGCTGGATAGGTTTTCCATCAATTTTAGTGATTGTTTTTGCTACCAAGCAAGAACGCATGATTAAAAAACCACCGCCGTTAGCTTCAAAGTTATCTCCAAGCTCTGCGGATACAATCATTTCATCCGCACCGGTCGACTCCCGCATTTCCACAACTCTGCCATCCGATAACCGAACTTCATTAAATGCTAATTCTTTCATTTCTTCTAGTTTCACTGACGGCTGATCTTCAACTGTATTAAAATGTTTTGACATATTCATTTCCTCCTATTTATCCTTTAATTCTTTTTGTACAAGCACCTTTGAAATCTTCTTTGATTTCATCTTCCGAGTTCGAAGCATCTGATTTGTAGTTATATAGCACAGTGTCAGGATAAACCCATGTTTCCTTTGTCCCATCAAAATGGAGAATTGTTTGCGTCACCCGTACACGCGGGGATGTTTTTCCAGCTAATAAAGCTTGGTCCATCGCATTAAAGAAGTTTGCAATTTGGGCATCTGTTTTACCCATTTTAAAATCCATGTCCCAACCTTTATAAATGACTTGTTGTCGTTCCCCGACTTCTCCTAATGGATGCCATGTTTTAATTTCGTGCTTTTGAGTAGCTGTAAAACTATCCACTTCGGCCGAGATAACTCCGCTGGAAGTATAAAGTTCAATTTTCGCGGACGAACCAAGAATACGGTCTTTCGCCATTTATCATCCTCTCCTTTCCTATTGCCCTTGTTGGGTTGAAGTAATGACTACGCCAGGGCCAATTTGTGTACGGAATACCATGAAACGGTTCATGTTAAGCAATTTAACCGCATAATCGCAAATTAATTGATTCTGACCAATGCTCGAATCCGAATTATTAGTGCTGTCGCAAATGATTCGATAGTCCGCAATCATTTTATCCTTTGCAGATGCCGGATCTTTCATTGGTTGAAGAATGTTATCAATTGATTGATAAATTTGGCGCATTAAATCATCAGTGATCGGCACATCGACAAACTGACCGCCGATTTGGAAAACAAGTTGGTCAATGTAATCCTTCATCCGGCGAACATAGAATTGATTGCTATCACCCGAAATACTTAAGCAAAATCCACCGCGCACACCAATTCCGCCAGCAGGGATTTGTACACCGATAGCATTAATTTGTAATTGTGCCAACTGTGTTAAATCGGATGGTCCTATATTAACCGTTGGATCAGGTCCCAAAATGCCAGTAATATTTTTATTACCTGTACTCTGATGCGGAGGTAATTGGGCAATCAATCCTGCCATATAACCCAATGGACTGACCGTTGGAGTAGTCTTGGTTATTGGATCCGCAATCTGAACCCACGGATACACCGCAACCACACGGTCTGTATCAAACGAGGATACCAAGGAGCCGATCGTCGGCATTTGGGTTCCTTGCGGGAATGTAATAACAGCCGTGCGAGGTAACCCCCCGTTTTGTGTAATGTTATTGCAATTGTCTATTAAGGCTTGGTTAACCGTTGGGTCGGATTGGCCAGCCGCAATCACAATATTGACAGGTGCATTGTCTAACGCAAATATGCCTGTTTTCACGCCGGCCGTATTGGCTCCAATGTAATCAGACGGAAGAATGCCGTTAATTCCATCATCTCCGCCTGAAAAGGTATATGTTCCCGGCTTCGGTAGGTTGGTATTCGGAGTTGTCGGGAATGTTGCAGTCGCAAGTTTCGATAATCCGTTTGGACCAAATACCGTTGAAGCAAGCACAGCTCCCGGAATAGGGGTGCCAGGCTGCTTGATAATCAAGTTATCCCATGTTTCCGATTCGGATCCGTATTGCAACGCGATCTTGAAAGTGCCGGATTTAGTACCGGCTGTCACCACAGCATTCATGACATTTGCCCAAGTACCATTCGTAGCAGCAAATAACGTCATGACCGTCCCTGGTGTCTGTTGAGCATCCTTCAGGACGACCGATGCTGGTTTCGACGGGTTGGCTTTTCCGTCTACTCGAACAACATAGACATTGGCATTCCCTTGTTTAAAAATACCGCGGGCGTCTAACGTTCCCGTTAATTGCAAAGCAGCGTCCACTTCACCGAATTTCTTTACAAGGTCCTGATAAGATGTAACCAATGTTGGGGTATTTAAAGGTCCTCTCGAAAACGTCCCAACAAGACCGATGTTGCCGGTTGGGGCATTGCTGCCGCCTTGTGTCACTGGTACTTCCATGAAGTACTGATCATCCACGGCTAAATTGTTTAAGTTATTGATAAATTGCACAATATGTCACCTTCCTTTTAGTAAAGTACTGATCGTCTAAAAATTCCATTTGAAGCGACATAAGAAGTCTGGGAATCCAGTACCCTAGCAGTCACTTCAAAAGTAATGTCACGCTGATAGAAATTGGTTTCTCCCGGTGGATTATGCTGACCTTTGTATTTAAAAATGGCTGTTTCCACTCCAGGAATCCCGAATTGTAGCTGTGGATTCGAGACAAAGTATTGTTGAATTTTCCAGCCGATATTGCTACGATCTTCTGGTGTTTTTGTAAATAAAGAAAGCTGCAGCAAGTAAAAGAGCCGCAGCTTTTCTTTGTATACAGTTGTTGTTCCGTCATCATTCTTCACGCTGGCATGAATTGATTCCCGGCTGGCCAAATGCTTCCCTGTGTCACTTACGGGAAACACAAATAAAGATGGCAAATTGCCATCAACATCAAAATATTTCGTATCTGGCCATCCTAAAAATGTGTATTTTACGCCAAAAGGAGAAACAATTGGTCCTAATGCTTCCGTAATGGATTCCAACGGGTCTTTTTGTTCAGTAGCCATATTTTTCACCTACTTCCCATTCATGGTGTTAATGATGGCCTTTCTAAACCCTGTTTTAATAAATTCTTGTTCTTGGTATAGAGCCGGGCGCAAAAATGGGCGCGGTGGAATTCGGGAGGTGCCAAACTCTTGGTATTCACCGACTTTGTCATTGGTGCCCACTGCAGCTTCCATTTCACCCACTTTGACTAGGATGGAATTCCGTAGTTGACCGCCAGCCCGTCCACCTTTTTTGTGAACATAATGACCAATTAACGGATCTTCTCCGCCGCCAGCCCGCTCTTTCTGCTTAATCGTGGATTCAGCCAGTTGCGGCCATGCCGGAAATCCGCCTACCCCTGGTTGATAGACCCCGAATTTCGCTTTAGCAGTCGATTGAACTTTAACAGCACCTTTCGCGACCGCCTCATTCATATTCTCCTTAAACAAATAGGAACGCTTTTCTAACTCCCGAGCCAATTCATTTAACGAATTAATTTTTTGGACCATTAATCCACCTCCCTGGAGGCTTGAACAAAATCCGCCGTACTCATTCCCATAAAAGGAATCGGCTGCAAGGATTCAACTTTGTAAGTATGTCCGTTATATTGGAGCTCATCCCCTGTTTGGAAGGTTCCGGCGACTGTAATCAGATTGACGATTTCCTTCGGCTTCCCCCCTGCAAGAGTAGGTGTTAAGTCCAGTTTGTCGCTGTCGATGATGACATTGGTAGTAAATGTCTGCTGCGTGCCGTTGATAGGTGTGCCGAATACATTTCGTTGGGTTGTACCGACTGTTCGAGTCGCTGTGACTGGCATTCCAAATGTAGCTGTCAACATATTGATGTTGTTGCTTAGTTCTTGTGCTTTGTTCATCAACCCATCACTCCAAATGGGCGAAAGCGAACTAAACGTTCAAATTCGTCATAGTATTTTTGAGCTTGTTCTTGCAAGCGTTTAGCGATTTCAGAATCATCTATCTGCAAGTGCTGGCCGACTCTGTATTTCTGCATTTTAAGCCCGCGGTCAATCGCTAAGGTGTTAAGTGCCTGACTTGCAGAAGCTAATGTAACAGCGTGTGAATCAATCACTGGTACAGTGCAAACTGTGCTCGAAATAGTATGCATGGCATAATAATCGAAATTAAGATTCGCACTTTGCCCTGGCGCAGGAGATACCATTAAGAGTTGATCTTGATCATAAAACTCGAAATCCATTTCGCTAAAAGAAGGAACCGCATTTAAGGAAGGAAGAACAAAGCCGACATATTGCCGTAAATCGACTTCTTTTATCCCAACCGCTTCATTAAAACTCTCTTGATCAACCCTTATCCAGTCAGATGGCAAGGTGTATTGCTGCACTCCCGGCTGCAATTGCAGCGTATAAGGCCGTCTCCTTGCTTTATACCGCGAATAAAATAAAACTCCCGCTTGGATAAAGGATTGAATTTCAGAATCTTGGAAAATGTAAGATGCCGCATTGTTATCCCGAATCATTGTTCGGACATTCGCTATATAATCAGAGAGGATCATGAATTATTCCCCCTCTTTTTGCTGCTTTTTCTTTCCTTTCGGCTGCTCTTGCTCAATATTTTCCTGCTCGATATGGGCTGCGCCTTCATAAAATTCATAAGGTCCTATTCGACGGCCGGTTACAGGATGAATAAAAGGATTTGGACCATTTTGATACATCATTTTGAATCACCTCATAAAAAAAGGCCCCTAAAAAGGAGCCTTATAAAATCAGAATCTATTAAACTAACTTGATAGAACGAGATTTCGGATTAATAATGTTGCCATTCGAGTCAATGGTTTGCGGCGTTGCCATGACGCTGTTTTCACGGCCATAGAACACCTTTGCATCCACGATATTGCCGTTAGAATCATATTTCGGATATGGCCCCTCAATTTGGTATGGTGTTTCAATCGCATACCGAGTGGCGCCTTTTTGCGTTAACAAGATACGGTTATCACCCGCAACCCATGGCGCATTGATACGAGCAAAGTTCACACCAGAACGGTTACCGAACATATTTGAAGTGCCTCCGCCCGTTAGGCCGCCAAGATCCGGACTATTGAATTTATACCACATGGATGCATTTTCGATATATTGAGATGCATTCAGGCTCATAATGCCAAGGTTTGGTTTATTGTAACGTGGCGCGCTGCCCATTAACTGTACTTGGCTTGTGATCAATTGAAGTAACGTGTTGTAATATTTATCTGCATCTACACCGTTTGGAACAGTAGTTGCCCAGCGAACATAGTTTGTAACTGCTGAATAGCTGAATGTTGGTAATGCAGAACCCGATAATCCAGCTGCGGCTGTAAAATATACAACTCCATTCTCAAAGTCAACCGCATAGGCACCACCTTGTACGTTTCCTGTCGCATCTAAATAACCCATTGGAATAGTATTTCCGCTAACTTTGACTGTAAAGGCATTCGAAGTAACTGCTTGGGTTTGACCAGAAGGCAAGATTTGAGTTTTAGTTCTTGGACGAACGACAGGGTTAGTTCCGGCTGTTGCATTCGCTGCCCCTCCATTTGTCAGGTTGTACTTGTATACAACATTCGTTCCATTTGATACGGAAGTCACCTGACCGGCTGATGCACCAATGCCAGTTGCAGTTTCAGCTGCTACTACTAATGGTTGATACTCGTCAGAAGCCATCACCATTTCAAGATAAGCCAGGTTATCGAGTTTCCGGCGCTTATCAAATGAAATATGATAAATACCACGAGTAATGGCGTCATATTTTGCTGGGCCGCTTCTTAATACATTGACCACATC